GCCAATGGACGAGATGCTGCTCGGTACAGAGGGCGGCAAAGGCGGTGTCGGTGGCGGTGGTGGCTCCGGGTTTAATTTTGGGCCAAGAGTCACAGGCAAAAGAAGCGCCAAGGACTACAAAGAAAAGCTTGATTACGAGCCAGAAATTTCTGGAAAAATTAATTTTCCTTCTTCAAGATCAAGGTACGAGGTTCCTGAAGATAGAACACCACGCACAAGTGACGACTACAAAAAAGGCGGCAAGACAGCGTCCAGCCGTGCCGATGGCTGCTGCCAACGTGGCAAAACACGCGGCAAAATGGTATGAAAGACCCGCAGCAGTCGCTCAAGGACTGGGGCGCGCAGAAGTGGCGCACCAAGTCCGGCAAACCGTCTTCCAAGACGGGGGAGCGATATCTGCCCGAGAACGCCATCAAGGCGCTCAGCCCCGCTGAGTATGCCGCTACGACCCGTGCCAAGCGGGCAGGCAAGAAGGCCGGGAAGCAGTTTGTGAAGCAGCCGCCCAAGGTGGCGGCGAAGACGGCGAGGTATAGGTAATGGCCACCACATCAGGCGCAGCAGGTTTCAACCTCGATCTGACCGAGATCGTCGAGGAGGCGTTTGAGCGCGTGGGCTCGGAGTTGCGTACGGGCTACGATCTCAAGACGGCCCGGCGTTCCCTGAACCTGATGTTCGCAGACTGGGCCAACCGTGGCATCAATATGTGGACGTTTGAGCAGGGCACTATCCCACTTGTTCAAGGGCTCAACACCTACACGCTGCCCAACGATACCGTGGACCTGCTCGATCATGTGATCCGCACGCAGCCCAACCAGCAGTCCAATCAGGCCGACCTGACGATCACGCGTATTAGTGTTTCTACCTACGCCACGATCCCCAACAAGTTGACGCAAGCTCGTCCGATTCAGGTCTGGGTGCAGCGGTTGGATGGCCAAGTGTCTCCCACAGGATACACATACCAGAGCGCAGACGCGGGGGCCCAGACCCTGACGCTGTCCTCCACAGCCAACTTACCCACGCTGGGCTACCTGAACATCGGCACCGAGACGATCTACTACGGCTGGATCAACAGCAGCACGCAGCTTGGCGGCGTGTTTCGGGCTCAAAACGGCACCAGCCAGACCACCCCTGCTGTCGGCACTGCGGTGTACGTCAACAATATCCCCCGCGTTACGGTCTGGCCAACGCCGGATCAAGGCACTGTGGGCAACCCAACGTACCAGTTTGTGTACTGGCGCATGCGCCGGGTGCAGGACGCTGGTGGCGGTGTTAACGTGATGGATGTGCCGTTCCGGTTCATCCCCTGCATGACGGCGGGGTTGTCGTACTATATGGCGCTCAAGGTTCCCGGAGCGATGGATCGTCTGGGTGTGCTCAAGCAGCAGTATGACGAGGCTTGGGACTTGGCGTCGCAAGAAGACCATGAGAAGGCGGCTGTGCGGTTCGTGCCGCGCAGGCAGTACATCGCTGGGGCGTTCTAATGCCCAATCGTTTTTCGTCCGGCAAGTTTGCGATTGCGCAGTGTGACCGCTGCAACTTTCGCTTCAAGCTCAAGGAGCTCAAGACATACACGCTCAAGACGAAGAACGTGAACATGTTGGTGTGCCCGGCTTGCTGGGACCCCGACCATCCGCAGCTTCAGTTGGGTATGTACCCTGTGGAAGACCCGCAGGCTGTGCGCAACCCCAGGCCGGACATCACGTATCGGTTGGGGGGCAACAGTGGTTTGCAGCTCTCAAACATCAGCGGTACGGACCCGGACGAGGACGGTACGGCCACAGGCGGTAGCCGTATTTTTCAGTGGGGCTGGAATCCGGTTGGCGGAGCGAGCTTTTTTGATGCTGCTCTAACACCAAACAACTTGGTGCTGACAGTAAATTTGGGCACAATTACGGTTGCAACGACATAAGGAGTCGATCATGATGGACGCAAAGAAGGCTGTGCATAAACACGAGAAAGCCATGCACCCCGGCAAACCCCTGACCAAGATGAAGGCCGGTGGAAAGACCAACGCCGACATGCTCAAGTACGGGCGTAACATGGCCAAGGTCATGAACCAGCGTAGCCCTGGCCGCAAAGGAGCCTGAGATGGCAACGTACAAATCTCCCAAGCCATATCCGTCTGTCGTGGTGGGTGAAGAGCCTGCCAAGACAACCATGCGCAAGGCCAATGTGTCTGTGGCTAACACACGTAGCCAGGACTACCCGCCCACTAAAACCAGCGGTATCAAAATCCGTGGCACGGGCTGCGCAACCAAAGGTGTGATGGCTAGGGGTCCGATGGCATGAACTACGCTGCCCTGTCTGCTGCAATTCAGGACTACACCCAGAACTACGAAACGGAGTTCGTGGCGAATATCCCTGTCTTCGTTCAACAGGCAGAGCAGCGCATTTACAACTCGGTTCAGTTCCCATCCCTGCGCAAGAACGTCACGGGCTCGGTGTCTGCCAGCAACAAGTACCTGTCGTGCCCCAATGATTTCCTGTCGGTCTATTCGCTGGCGGTCATCACGGGCGTGACGGGCGGCAACCTCAACACGGGGTCGTATGAGTACCTGCTCAACAAGGATGTGAACTTCATCCGGCAGGCATACCCGTCGCCAAACGACACCGGGACGCCAAAGTACTATGCGCTGTTTGGGCCGACAGTTTCAGGCGCAGTCATCTCTGACGAGTTGAGTTTCATCCTCGGGCCGACACCTGATGCGGCCTATGATGTCGAGTTGCATTACTACTATTACCCTGAGTCGATCACGGTTGCCGCTGATGGCCAGACTTGGCTGGGTGATAACTTTGACACGGTGTTGTTGTACGGCTCCCTGGTTGAGGCAGCCATTTTCATGAAGAGTGAAGCGGACATGATGGGCTACTATGAAACCAAGTACAAAGAGGCATTGGCGCTTGCTTCCAGGCTTGGCGATGGCCTTGAGAGATCGGACGCATATCGTAGTGGCCAGTATCGTCAGGCACCGTTACCACAGAACAACGGGGTCAAATGATGGAAGCAACCCGTAAAGCAGCGATTGCAAAAGGAGACGCCCAGTACTTCACTGGGAAGGCGTGCCAGCACGGGCATGTTGCTCCTCGTCGCGCTACTAACGGGGAGTGCCTTGTGTGTCGTGCAGAGCGGTTGAAGGCATGGCGGATAGAGAACCCCGCCAAAGTGCAGCAGCACAACAAAACGCAGTACAGCCGTTTTGCGGAAAAGATCAAGGCCGCTACCAGAAAATATCACGCGGAAAATGTTGATGTCGTGAACGCAAAGAAGCGGGCGTACCAAAAAACACACCTGCATATTTACGCCAAGATAAAAGCCAAGCGGCACGCTGCTGAGTTGAAGCGCACCCCCGCGTGGCTCACAGAAGACGACCATTGGTTGATGGAACAAGCCTATGAGTTGGCCGCGCTGAGAACTAAGTTGTTTGGCATTTCGTTTCAGGTGGATCATGTGCTGCCCCTACAGGGTAAACTTGTGTCGGGGTTACATGTGCCTCTAAATCTGCAAGTGATTCCTGCCAAAATGAACCGCGCCAAATCCAACAGTTTTGAGGTGATCTGAGTGGCGTTCACCGGAAATTTCTCTTGCAACACGCTGCGGTCGGGGCTTGCCAACGGCACGATCAACTTTGCCTCAGATACGTTCTATCTGGCGCTGTACACCAACTCAGCCACGCTGGATCAGACCACCACGGCGTACACAGCGATTGGTGAGGCTTCTGGTGGCAACTATGTCGCCGGGGGGCTGGTTGTGACCGCCACCATCGCAAGCCAGGACACAGCCAGCGGCAGCATCACGTACGTCAACTTCTCCTCTCCAGGGTGGACGGGGGCGATTACAGCGCGTGGCGCATTGATCTACACGCCGGGTGACAACGGCGCTGTGTGCGTGTTGGACTTCGGGTCTGACAAAACCTCAACCACCACTTTCACCGTGCAGATGCCCGCAAACACGAGCACCTCTGCCCTAATCAGACTTGTTTAAGGAGTCATCATGCAGAAAGAACTTTCCAACTTCGGTGACCACGCTGAAGTGACCATGCAATCGAATGTGGCTGGCGCGGAGTCTGTTGGTATTGAGGGCCACTACCATGTGGTTTGCCGCGATGCCGATGGCAACATCAAGTGGGAAGATCAGTTCCCCAATCTGGTCAATGCAATTGGTAAAGAACTCATGCTTGACACCCTGCTGTCTGGCTCTTCTTACACCACGGTTGGCCCGTTCCTGGGTTTGATTTCTGGTGCAAGCCCGACGTTCTCTGCTTCTGACACGATGGCCTCGCACGGCGGCTGGACGGAGTTCACCAACTACACCGTGGGTGGTTCGGCTGTTCGTGGCACGGCATCGTTTAGTGCTGCCACCTCGACTGGCACCACGCCCACCAACGTGACGACCAAGACCGCATCAGCAATCACCTACACCATCACGGGTGGCGGCGGTACTGTTGGCGGCTGCTTCTTGGTGACCGGCTCTGGCGCGTCTTCGACTCAAGGCAACACCTCTGGTACGCTGTACAGCGCAGGCGCATTTGCTACTGCCAAAGTTACGACCGCAGGCGACACCGTTAGCGTTACGTACAGCACGACCGCAACTTCTTAATAGGGAGTCTTAAATGGCTCTGGTCCTTGCAAACCGTGTCCAAGAAACGGCCACGGCGAATACGACTGTAAGCTTCACGCTTACGGGCGCGGTTCTTGGCTTTCAGACGTTCGCCGTCATTGGTGACACCAACACCACCTACTACTCGGCCACAGACACGGCGGGTAATTGGGAGGTGGGCCTTGGCACGTATTCGACCACGGGACCCACGCTGACGCGCACGACGATCTATGCGTCCAGCAACTCTGGCAGCGCCGTCACCTTCTCCGGCACGGTCAACGTCTTTGTGACCTATCCGTCTGGGCGGTCGGTCAATCTGGATGGAAGCGGTAACGTCTCGGCCCTGGGGACAGTGGCTTCTGGCACATGGCAAGGCTCAACCATTGGGGTGGCGTACGGTGGTACGGGGGTCACATCATCCTCCGGGGCCAACTCGGTGGTGCTGCGGGACGCCAACTCCAACATCACGGTCAACCGGGTCAATCAGGCCAACACCAACACAACCGCAGCAGGTGGAA